CTTACCACTGGATTTAATAATACTGCAATCGGAAACGAAAGTTTAAGATATAACCTTACAGGGGCTAGCAATTGTGCGCTGGGAAGATATACTCTACAAAATACTACTGGCAGCTATAATACAGCAATTGGCGGTGGGGCATTAAAAACAAACACAAGTGGAGCTAATAATTCGGCATTAGGTTTTCAAGCGTTGTACAACAATGTAACAGGAACTGGAAACGTAGCCATAGGATACTATGCTGGACGATATGCAACGGCCTCAGACGAGTTTTACTTAAACAACCAAAACAGAACAGATACAGCAGGCGATAAAGCAAGTAGTTTAATGTATGGACAGTTCAACGCCACAGCCAGCAGCCAAACTCTTGCTATCAACGCCGACCTAAAGATGCTCACTTATACTGAGTCAGTCATAGCTTCAGGAGTAGTAGGGGCTACACAAACAATCTCAATCTTGTCAGGCACAGTGCAAACTGCAACTCTCACAGCTAGTGCTCTTACCACGTTCACGATGCCTACAGCTACGGCAGGGAAGTCGTTTACTTTGTACTTAAAGCAGGACGCCACAACAGGACTAGGAACGGCAACATTTACAGGGGTCAAGTGGGCAACAGCTGGGGCACCTGTTATCACAGCAACAGCGGGACAAATGGACATCCTATCATTTGTAGCAGACGGAACTAACTGGTACGGCTCTTACCAACAAGGATATACACCATAATGTTTAGTGCTAAAAATTCTTTCTTTACTAAACAAGCGGCGGCTGGATACGACGCTGACGCTCAAGCCTTCTTCACTGCTGCTGCTATTACCAATGCAACCCAGAAAACGGCTGTGAACAACCTGGTTGTTGCTCTTAAAGGCTATGGGATATGGGCTAAAATGGCTGCTATATACCCGCTTGTTGGAGGCACAGCTTCTACTTGTAAGTATAACTTGAAAGACCCAAGAGACCTTGACGCTGCTTATAGACTTACTTTTACAGGAGGAAACAATCTTGTAATTTCTGCCACAGGTATTCAGTCTTTGACTACAGCTCCTGGAGTTTTTGCAAACACAAAATTTAATCCTACCACTGTGGGATTTACAAAAGATAATATAGCCTTGAGCTGGTATTCAAGGACGAATAATACCAACGGTTCCTATGATATGGGCGGCGACATGATAGGGTCCCAGCTGGCCTTAATAGTTTATGGCGTCGGTGCATACCTTATAGCATATGGCGTTTTTGGAGCTGGAGTGGCAAATAGCCTAGGATTTTATGCGGGGTCTAGTACAAATATACAACAGGCTGTATATAAAAATGGAACCAAGATAGCTTTCGTGGGGGCAGTTGGGTCATCAACAATAGATACCAACGTGCCTATTTACTTGTTGGCAAATCCTAGGCAATATCCTACTGAAACTTCTACTAGGGAGTTTGCTTATGCCTCGATCGGGACAGGGTTAACAGATGCAGAGCAAGCTAACCACTACACCGCAGTCCAGGCTTACCAAACTACTTTAGGGCGGCAGGTCTAGCATGTCTTTCACAAAAAACAAAGACGCACGCAGCACCTTCTCTACCGACAGCTTGCGGCTCAAAGACCAGCGAGAGCAGGGGACTGCTCCTCCAGCAGGTGGCTGGGAACTTTACATGAAGGACGGCGTCTTGACCTCTATGGACTCAGACGGAGTAGAAGCTCCTGTAGTTCCTGTAGCTAAAACTATAACTCTTGTAGGCGGGACTAAAGTAGTCCCAAGCACAGCAGTAACAGCTAGCTCGAACATTTTTTTAGCGTCTCAAGCAGACGGAGGAACCCCAGGCTTTTTAAGAGTTTCTGCTAGAACTCCTGGAACCTCTTTTACTATAACCAGCTCAAACGGAGCTGACACTAGCAAAGTAGCATGGGTAATCTTATAAAGCATTATTCGCCAAAATTTGAAGCAGCTTTTAACAAAGTCTTAAAAGTAGCAGAACTCGAAGGACCAGCAAGGGGCAAGCTGGCCTTTCGAGATGCTATGCTAGAGCTAGGACACGAAGAAAGAGTTAGAAATCTTTACCGAGTACAAGACAAGCTTTCTAAGCAAGCTAAGTTCTTCGTACCGAACAAGCCTCAAGAGCAGTACCTAAAAGTTAAGTCTGCTAGAAACATCATCTTAAAGTGCCGACAGGTAGGCTTTACCACGTTGAACTGCATCCGTGCTCTAGACTATGCTCTCTGGGAAAGCAACATGCGAACCGGCATCCTTTGCCACAAGAACACGGTCGTAAAAACTATCTTTAATGACATCACGAAATTTTGCTACAACTGGTTCGTCAGAGATTGGGGGCATCTCTACAAGCCAGTTGAAAAGTCTGACTCTTCTTCTTCTTTATCTTTTGCTTCAGATGGCCTTGGACGTCCTCTAGAATCCTCAATCCTTGTCCTGCATGACTTCAGAGGAAAAACGATTCATTTCATGCATGTCTCTGAAGCATCTCGGCTTGACAAAGACCGCCTAGTAGGCTCTTTAAACGGAGTCCCTGACAACGGCGAGATTACCCTAGAAAGCACAGCAGCTGGAAGAGCTGGAGAATTTTACCGCCTGTGGCAAGGCTGGAGAACTAAAAAGGAGTCGGCAGCTTACCGTGGCTTCTTCGTTCCTTGGTACGTTCATTACCCTGAGAACTTAGAAGACTGGGATTTTCCTGCCGACGGAACTTTCACTAGCAAAGAGAGAACTATACTCGAAGCTTATCCTGACAAAGTAACCCCAGGACACATCTTCTGGAGACGTTGGTGCATCGAAGCTAAGTGCGGAGGAGACGAAGAGACCTTTGAGAACGAATATCCCACGAACGACTTAGACTGCTTCCTGACCGGCGACGCTAACGTGTTCTCAAGCAGCATCTTAAAGATGCAAGACAAGTATACCAAGCAGCCAACTTTCGTTGGCCACCTGATAAGCCATGGCAAGATCATGGAAATTCATGAGGACCCTAAAGGCAGTATCAGCGTCTGGGAAGAGCCAGAGCCAGGAAGAGTTTATGTTATCGGGGCTGACCCAAGCGGAGGAGTAGGTCAAGACAACGGAGCTGCTTACGTAAAGGACACCAAGTCTGGAAAGCTAGTAGCCCGCCTGTGGGGTGACCTGATCCCGTCCGACTTTGCAAAGGAACTTTTCAAGCTTGCAAGGTACTACAACAATGCTTGGGTCTGTGTTGAAGCTAACAACCACGGGCACGTAGTTTTACACGTGCTAAAAGAGATGGAATACCGCAACCTCTATAAGCGTTCTTGCGTAGACGAGATGACTAACAAGCCGACGAAAAAGCTAGGCTTTTTAACGACGAACCAAAGCAAGATTTTAGTAACTGAGAAGCTAAAGATAGCAGCTAGAGACGGAAAGATAGTAATCTTAGATGCTGACCTGATCTCAGAGATGTCTACTTTTATCCAGATATCTTCTAAGACTGGCAGCTCTGTACGCAGAGAAGCTACAGCTGACTCACATGACGACTTAGTTATAGCAGCAGCTTTAACAGAAGAGATGGCTTCAGCAAGAAACTGGGACACGAGCAAAGAAGCTATCCCTGAATATTTTGAACATAGTGTAGACCCTGACACTGGCTTTATAATAAGGTAGGGAGCAAACGAGTGCAAAATCCTTTTGACAGAGACGAAGACAAACTAGACGACAAAGACCCTAAGCGACATGCTATCAAGGTCGTGCGCTCGTTTATGTTTAAAAGCAAAGAGTACCGAGAGCCTCACCTTGACTTAGCAGTCAAGTCTAGAGAGCTATATGAAAACTGGAGCAACGCAGGCAGGTCTCTAGTCCAGCGAGCTAACTTAAAGCTTCCTTTTGGCTTTACTATTATTGAAACACAAACCCCTCAAATTGTAGACGCTTTCTTTAAAGGGGGCAACGTCATACAGTTTAGGGGGCAAGGTGCTGAAGACTCTGCATGGGAAGACAGCTTAACCGACTTTCACCACCACCAGTTTGAAGAGATGGGCTTCCAAACTAAGACCGCTAACTTTATCAAAGCTATGCTCTTAGACGGCTTAGCAGTAGCTAAAGTCCCTTACCGGTATAAAGAGATTCAAACTCTGCGCAGAGTAACCCAGCAAGACCCTATTACCGGCGACTCAGTTTCTACTAAGATGCCTTATACTGAAGTTTGCTTTGACGGACCTGATCTCGAAATGGTTCCTCTCTACGACTTCTTTCCTGACTGGACTGTAAAGAGACCAGGCGACATAGAAGCTATGCGAGGCTGTGTCCACAGAACCTTTAAGAGCTTAACTACTTTGAAGAACAACCCTAACTACACTAACACTAAAGAGATTGTAACTAGCTCTGGCATAAAAGGCAACGAAGCCTGGTCTAAGCCTTACTACAACGACGAGCACCAAGCCTCGTTTAACCGCCTGAACGACAACAAAGATAACATCAAAGAAGAAGGTGACGTAGAGGTCTGGGAATACTGGGGCCTGTTTGACCCTAAGAACGATGGCAAGTTTGAGGAATACTTGATCGTGATAGCTAACGGAGACGTAGTTCTTCGTATGGAACCTAACTTCTATGACTACAAGTTTAAGCCTTTCGTAGCTTGTCCTAACTACTCTAGAGAGACTGAGTTCTATGGGATTCCCGAACTACTCGCTGTACGCTCGCTTATCAAAGAAGCTAACACTCTTAGAAATGCCAGACTTGACAACATCAACCTTTCTGTAAACCCTATGTGGATTGCAGACCGAGCAGCAGGCATAAATACTAAAAGCTTGTTCTCTAGACCTAACGGCGTCATCTGGACTAACGACATTAACGGCATCAAGCCCATGCCCCCTCTAGACCCTTCTATTGGCTCTAGAGAAGAGATGGCTTTCATCCAAGGCGACATCCAAAATGCTACAGCTCTTGTAAACGCTGCCCCTATAGCTTCAAGCTTAGGCAAGCAGTTTGGCCGTTCTGCTACCGGCGTAAACTTTATCCAGAGCTTTGCTAGCTCTAGAATCTCTCTTAAGGCTAGAACGCTGTCTGAGATGTATTTTAAGAAGGTAGCTAAGATAATGCTGCTGACTAACCGGCAATTTGTTACAGAAGAGAAGTGGATACGGGTGCTAGACCCTAACTCCCCTAACCCTTTTGTAAGCTTGCCCCCAGATGCTTTCTTTAGATCATATGACTTTATAGTAGAAACTGCTGTTGACACTGGAGGGCCTGAGGGGCAAATGCAGAAGATTCAGACAGTTTCTCAAATTTTACAGGCAGTAGAGGCTTCTCAGCCAGGCACTATCAAAAGTGACGTTCTTATGGAAGCTATGCTTAGACCTTTGCTAGGCAGACAGGTTAAACGCTTTGTAAACACGCCTGAAGAGAGACAAGCTATGCAAGCTCAGCAGCTAGCTGCTCAGCAAGCTGTAAATGCCGCACAGGGAGCTGGAGCTATGCAGCCTAACGCTGAAGCAGGGGCAGAGGCTCCTAGCGGTCCTATGGACGTTCTAGCAGGACTATTGCCAGGGGGCAATTAAATATGGTGTTATATGAAAATGAAAAGCTAAGGCTCTGGAACCCAGAGACCGGAGAGCTAGACGACCGGAAAGAGCTAGAAGAGTCCGAGCGGGCAAGGATAGTCAAAGAAGGCATCGACGTCCAGGCTATGAAGCAGTCAGAAGGCTGGAAGCTGGTAGAAGCATTGCTATCTACAACCTGCCTAGACTTAAAAGAAAAGCTCGCATACGAGCAAGATTTTGCAAAGCTAAGACGGCTTCAAGAAGCAGTCAAGGCTTACCAAAATGTTCTGAATTTTGTAGACTTCAAAGTCTCAGAAGGCAGAGCAACACAAGAACAACAGTCCCCTGAAGAGGGTTAAACTGAAAGGAAACTATGTCAGACGAGAAAATTGACGAACAGTCAACCTCAACCGAAGTAGAACTAGAACAGACCCCTGAGCAGTCTTCTCAAGGAGAATCTGATATCCCACAGAAGTTCGTAGGCAAAAGTGCTATTGATGTAATTCAGGCTTACAAAGAGCTGGAGAAAGATCGTGGCAGGCTTGCACAACAACTAGGGGATTCACGCAAAGACAAAGAAGGGCTTGAAGCTAGGTATCGGCAGTCAGAAAGCGAAAGAATGGCTGCTTATAACGAAGTCAAAGTTCCTAAACAGGTTACACTTCAAGACGACGAGGACCCTATTTCTGCGTTTGACAGTAAGTTTGAATCCGACCCTAAAGAAGCTATCAGAGATGCTATTAAATCGGTCTCTAAAAGCTTCAAAGACCAGGACTTCAAAAAGAGCATGAGCGAAGCTACTGCTTACTACCAACAGCAAAAACAGAGCAATCCAGACTACGCTAGAAGAGAACCTATAATGCAGCAGCTTGCACTCGAACTAAAAGACCTCGTGAAGCCTGAGCATTTAGCCTCTGTAAAGGTGCTACAAGCTCTGGACATGATGTCCCGTGGTTTTGACATAGAACACTATAGCAAACAAGCTGTTGAACGTTCACAAAAAGAAGGTCTTTCTGTGAAGAACGAAAAACGACATGCTCAGTCTGAGTCAGCAAGTTCCCAAGGGGACAACTCCGTAAAGTTTTCAGCTCTGTCTTTAGCAGACATGGCGAAGGCTCTTGGAAGGTCTGACGACTAAGCTAAGCCAGCCCAGCTTCTCCTCGAGAGGTACTCGTCGAAGAATAGGGCTGTCTAACGAAGGAGATATATGGCTAATATTGATTCTAAAATAACTACAAATGCAGCAAACCTGCATCTGTACTATGAGAAAAAACTACTTTCTACGTTGGAGCCACGTCTTGTGCTTCAGCCTCTAGGAAAGAAACAAAAACTACCTAAAGGACTAGGAGATACTGTCAAGTGGCTAAGATATGCTGCTATTAATGCCAATACCGCCCCAATTGCTACTGAAGGAACTCCTCCAGACTCGATTGCTTTTACTACAAGCAACGTGACGGCAACTGTTTTGCAATATGGCCAATTTGCAAGGATTTCAGACCTGTTGTCTGACGTTGCTATTGACCCTGTTTTAGAAAACTTGTCTGAGCGTTTTGGGATTGCAGCAGCTAAGACTATCGAACAGCTTATTGTTAACGAGTTAGATGCTACAGCAAGTGTTCAATTTATTAATAACAAAGATGCTGCAACTCTTGTTGCCGGTGACGAACTGGACCACAAGGAACTTGTAGAAGCTATGATTCGTCAAAAGGCTGACTTTATTGGCCCTCATGAGTCTGGAAGCTACGTTGCTGTGCTCCACCCTAAGGCTGAGTACGACATCATGACAGACGTGCAAGCAGGAAGCATGTTAGACCTGAGAAAGTATACTGACCCAAAAAATATGCTTAACGGCGAAATTGGGAAAATGTATGGTATGCGCTTTTTAGTCTCTGACAAAATGACTAATGTTGCGGCAAACAGTCCAAACGTTGCTTATATTAATGCTGCTTATGTTATCGGCGAAGAAGCCTTTGGCGTAGTAGAGCTTGACGGCAACTCTGTGAAAATGATCAACAAAAAGCATGGCTCTGGAGGAACTTCTGATCCTTTAGACCAAATTGCGACTGTTGGCTATAAGATTCATGGCTTTGCTGCTAAGTATCTAGAGCTGCCTGTGGGTGGTGTAAAATCTAAACGAGTGATTGTAATTAAAGGACTTTCGTCCATATAAGCTTAGGAGGGGAGAGCAGCTTAGCTGCTTTCCCTTACTTCTAAGAAACGAGCACAGCGAGTTTGTATACCTTAACCGCAAAAGTGAACTGTATGTTATTATTTGATTTTCAAAGCAAGCTACGAAAGCTAGACCCAAGACTTTACGTCAAAACCGATAAGTGTGTAGTTCGAGAAAACAGCTTAAAACACACCGGCTTGTACTACAAAGCAGAGCGAAGAACTCAGATGAACGTAGACTCTGACAGCTATGGACAGGTAAGTCCTGAACATGTTAAGTATTTACAGGCTTTAGAGCGAGGCGAGCTAGACGCATTTATATGTGGGATTTGTCTTGACATTATCCCAGAATATGATATATTTAACTTAGAGTATACTAGACTAGCTATTCCTGGATGGAGAACCATAGCCTTAAGGATAGTAGAAGCTAAAGCAGCTAAGCTAGATCAAGTTAGAAAAGCTTTTGAGTGCTCTAGCCTAGGTGAAACAGACTATGACAAAAAGAGCTTTTTTCAAAAACTTGAATTTGCAAAGAGGTTAGCTCATGCCTAGCATCACAGCAGGATTTACAGGTAACGAAGTTGTAGCAAGAGTAGTACAATACATAGGCAACTCTAGCTCTACCTTTCAAACCTTTGTGCAAGAAAGCGTTCCCTTAGCTATCTTCAGATTTTGCAAAATGCACGACTGGTCTTTCTTACATAAGTCTGGCTTAAGCCTTCAGCTTTCTTTAGGCGTTGCTGAATATGACCTTACCGTAGCAAACATAGGCTTTAACATGGATGCCTCCGAAGTTGAAATAGTCCGAGATGAGACAAACAATACTGTCCTTAGAAAAATAGACCTCCAGCAAATCAGACGTTTTGATGCAGACAACAACGATGGCTCAGCTACTGAGCTACCCTTAGCCTGGGCTGCTGTCAGCAACAACAAGATTCGCATCTGGCCTCCTTCGGTTCAAGCTATAGTTTTAAAGATTGACGGAAAGATTACTCCTAATGTTCCCCTTACTACTAGCATGACTGCCTTTCTTAGCGACTCTGCTTCTGGGAGCATCCCTTATAAGTTTCAAGAAGGACTAATAGAATATATTATAGCTATTGCCTTAGACAGAGAGAACGACGACAGAGCACCTGGAAAGATGCAAGCAGCTCAAGCTCTTATCAGAGCAGACATCTTAGCAGACATGGCTAGCTTAGGGGACACTGATAACCCTAGAATTAAGTCATTGCAAGAAGCAAACATTGACGGGCTAAGTACCCGACTGGTTCCTGGATTTAACTATGGGGACTAAGAACTACATAGCTGACCTTGAGTATTCAGAGTCTAAAGGCTTAGACACTACTTCGCCTACTACTTTGATGTCTCCTGGCTATGTCAGAGAAGCTTTAAATGCTAACCTAGGAAGTACCGGCGGCTACTTTAAAAGAGATGGCTTTACTCCAGTCTTAGCTACTCCAGTCCCAGCTACAGTAGTTCTTGGCAACAGCGTAGGCTTTAACATTCGACAAGGTATTGAGTTTAAGAATAGCCTTGGGGACAAGCAAACTTTG